GGAATCCCACAGTCCGCTGCCATCACCTGTGTCAAGCCATCGGGCACTGTGTCTCAACTCGTAGACGCCGCTAGTGGTATCCACGCACGGCACAACGATTATTACATTCGTACAGTGCGCGGCGACAACAAAGACCCTCTGACGCAGTTCCTCAAGGAGCAGGGCGTCTACAGCGAAGCGTGTGTGATGAAGCCGGAATCGACAACTGTCTTCTCATTTGCCATGAAGTCGCCGGAGGGTGCCGTCACACGGACACAGATGACAGCGATAGATCAGCTTGAATTGTGGAAGACGTACGCCGTTCACTGGTGTGAACACAAGCCGTCTGTGACCATCACAGTCAAGGAAGACGAGTGGATGGACGTGGGTGCGTGGGTGTATGAGAACTTCGACGTAGCATCGGGTGTGTCCTTCCTGCCGCATTCGGATCACACATATCAGCAAGCACCCTACCAAGACATCGAAGTCGATGATTACTTGGAGTGGCAGCATGAGCGGGGCAGTTTAACTATTGACTGGACTGCGCTATCAGAGTATGAGAAGGAAGATAACACATCCGGATCACGTGAACTGGCGTGTACTGCGGGCGTGTGTGAAGTCGTCGATCTCAATGCTGCCTAATGGAGCGGCTGTCAATACTACTAGACAAGATATTCGGGTGGTTCTTTGAAGTGAAGGAACCTCCCAAGTATCTGTCAGGAAAGATGGAGAATACGGATGAAGGAAAAGAAAAAGCCACCCCTCGTGTGGAAGAGAGGTGACGGATGGGTTCAGTATCACCCCCATCCGCACCATCCCTGTTACAAAGAATGGAGAGAGAAAGTTGATCGAAGTAAAGATAACGGATAGAATGCTTCTTGCTGGCCGTAAGAAGGCCACTGAGATGGGTCTCCTGCATAACTCCATACTTAGGGGCGGAGGAAGCATAGCGGGCTTCCTTGGTGAGCAAATCGTACTCGACGTGATGGGTGGTAAGTGGGATAATTCTTACGATTACGACATCGTACTAGGAGATGGACGTAAGGTGGAGGTAAAAACAAAACAGACCTCTGCTGTTCCGTTGCCTCACTACTCGTGCAGCATAAGCAATTTCAATACTCGACAGAAGTGTGATATCTACGCTTTTACACGAGTGCTAAAAGATTTCTCAAAGGGATGGTTCCTTGGGTATATGCCGAAGCAAGAATACTTCGACAAGTCCAAGTTTATGAAGAAGGGGGACTTCGATCCAGACAACGGATACGAGGTAAGAGCAGACTGCTACAACCTTTACATAGAGGACTTGCAAAATGTTCAAGACATTGGTTCTGATATGCTCCTTGAGCGTACCTAATATGTGCATGAAGTTTGAAGACACTGAGAGTTTGCGGGCAACTGAGGAACAGTGTAAGATGCGGGCAGGGGAGATGCTACAGAGTTTATCTAGTGTGTCTCTCCCCATACCGCCACCATACAGTGCAGGATTTAGATGCGAAATAGGGGAAGAAACATGAAAGCCACGCTATTTTCGTTTAACGTATATCTTCGACAAGATGGTAAAGTTGAACTTGCAAAGGACATGGTGCGCCCAGAAGACTTTCAAAAAGAAATGGACGCAGGGGTGCCCGAATTCGATGGGGCACACTCTATAGCGTCCATGTTGCGTTACTTTAGTTCAGTAACAGATGAGATGATGGAAAAGTCGGGCGGGTATATCTAGTCCGGCAATTCCTGATTTAATGTCCTGCGTAACTGGCTGCGGTTTTTTGCAACGTATCTGTAAAACTCAGACACGTTTTTTACAGCACCGCTATCCAGCATTCTTTCATATATTTCTTGCATTCTACGATAAGCGTTTTCGTCGAACAGAGAGCCTTTCTCAGCTTCGCCACCTTTTTGAAAACCTTTTACTCCTCGACCCTTTAGAATATCAGCCTGTGTGACTTTTCCATCACCCGTAAGGTCAGGAAATGCTTCGCCGCCCTTCTTCATAGCCCTTCTGCGGGGCTTTTTCTTTTTGGTAGCCATGCCGCCGTACATCATCGGCTTACGCTTTGACATGCCACCATACATCATAGCCTTGCGCGGGCCGTTGTTGTACTGCTTCATCAGTTACTCCTTGTTAATTGCCGCCTATGGGGTAGAACTCTGAACCCAGACGACCCTGATACATGGGGAAGAGTGCAGGATTGTCCACGCTGGGGAATCCTTCAATCATAGTGTAGCCCTGTTCGCCTCTGAATTTTTCTGATGCAAAAGGGTCTTCGCGAGAAAGAGTATCGCTAAACTTGACATAGACTAGAGCGAGTTTGTCAAACAAGATTTTGTCCTTGTCAGGGGGCAGAGGCTTGCCGGATTCCAGCATGTCGATAAACAACTCACCTATATCGGGATCAGTGAGGGCCGCTTGCATCAGGCTAAACCCGCGAATACGGAACCTCTGGATGAGGGCTTCTGTACCCACGTATTGAGGTCCAATGACATCGCGGTTGATCGCGTAGAACCGTGATATGTAGCTGTTGATAGAAAACGCCCGTGGCACACCCGATAGGGACGACCCTCCCAGAGGAGAATTAGATCGCTCCGACATCAAGTTAAAGAACTTTACAGCAGTCTTGTACCTCGCAGAACCCAGAGCCTTTTCTACGGAACTTGCTACTGCCCTTTGATTGGGTCCAGATAGACCCAGCATTTGTGACATAGCGTCCATATTCATGTCGTAGGTATTCATCATTGTAGATGGATCACGGGGATTTACTTCCATCAATCCTGTGGGTTTAAACACGTTGTCCTCAATGGCTTCAATAGCGAGGTCAGCGAATATAACATCTAACTCGTCATCGGTAAATGTTCTGCCGCTGGCATTCGGTGTCTCTTTCAGGATGCGACGAAGTTCTGCAATACCCTGCGGCCCACTGTTGGTGATCTCCGTAAACAAGCTGCCAGCAGGAACGCTTCTGCCAGTGTAGGACTCTAGCGCAGATATGACTTCTTTAATGTCGCTTTCGTACCTAGTCTGAACGCTTCTCCACTCGTTCCTTTGTCTAGTTAAGGCGTTGCTAACAGCGTCTTCTGCTTCTTTACGAATTGTGATGGGTACTGTTTCAGTTCCGTATTCTCTGACATCATCCACGATACTACCAATGTCGGGGAACAAAGATACTTTGTTGCCATCTTTATCGATGCCCGTGAATGTATCTCGTATCTTTAAGAGAACCTCATCCTGTTGATTGAAATTCAACACCCCTTCTTCAGTGCTGTCAAGCAGCCACTGTGCAACGGATAAACGCAAAGAGTTAACCGCTGCATCCCCTGTAGGAGTTCCTACCATTACCTCTTTAGAACTATTGGGTCCGAAGTGGCGTTCTCCCATTCCCCGCCGCCAGCTTTTAAATTTGCCAGCAATGTCGTAGCTTTCAGAGCCTACTTTGTTCCAGTCAAACCACTGAGCATCTATCTGAATACCTAGAGGGTAATCGGGGTCTGCAACAGCAGCATCACGCTTTCCCCATCCCATCCAGCGTTTCATATTCGGATCGTCATACCAGATGGCCTTGTGATCCATCCACCCTCTCTTGCCCTGAGTAACTACGTCACTAACAGGCACAAATGCCCCGTCTGCATCATATACGAATAGCTGACCTACGTTGACAGGAACACCATCCGGATCGTCTACTATGAACTGATCATACATGCTGGCAGTACGTGCATCCGGAGAACCCGTTATGCGACGATTGATGTTAGCATACTCACTTGCTGCTGCAGTGTTGTTTAGCCTACCAGCACGGGCACCCATTTCAGATATAACGGAGTCGAGACGCCGAAGCTGAGAATACGAAAGCCTTACTGTGGGGACAGAAACCCCCTGTTGAAGACCCAGATGTCTCTGGTACATAGCTGCTACTACTGACGGCGCAGACTTTGTAAACATCTGAAGACCTGCGAGTTGCGCTGCAAAGGAAGGATCGTCCTTCGCTAAGTCTACCGTGTTTGCAATTACTTCGTCTAGGTCCATGCCCTCATCTAGACGGGACGCGAACCATGTGCGCGATACGAAGTCTAGATCGCGTATGACGTTAGAACCAACAGTTTTGCTTATGCTTTTTCCTGCTGCCATATCTGTGAGGGGAATGCCCGTCTCTATACTAGCAGCAGAAATCAGATCGTCTAGGATAACGGTACCGTCAACGTACGCTTCTGAGCCTACAAACTGTTCGTTTGAAGTGAAGAATTGTTTACGATCAAGGATACGGAACGGGGCAGCGGCTATTTCTTCGTCTGCACCCCTCTTTATTTCCGTTGTAAGCTGATGCACTTTGTCACCCGAATCAAAGCGAGGAACATCCGCAGCCTCTATCTTTACGTTTCTGCCTTTTACTTTGGCCCCGCCTTCTGGAAGTGTCTCTGCGACAGCCGCGCCAGTAGCAGCTATCGCGTCATCTACAGTTGATTGTCCGGGATTACCTATCAGACTAAGGGCAGCATTTGCGCGGGAGTTTGCTCGTGTCATTCCACCGTCGCGAATCTCACTAATCACCTCAACTACAGTGGATAGAGGTGCGCCCGCGCCGTATGGACCGGGGATGCGGAGATCAGCTATACCGATATTCAACTCTAGGAGTGCGTTGTACGACTCTTCAAAGGATTGCAACTCGCCCCTCTGTAGGTCCGTGAGAGAGAGTGCCTTCTCCGTACCGTCCATAATCATTTCGTTGAATTTTGCACCTGCGTTTACTGCAATAGACTGGAAGTCTAGTGTGCGCTGCTCTACGCTTTTCTCCAGAAACTTTATGCTCTCTTGCATACTGGCCTGTAGTTCTGCTGAAGCACTTCCTTTCGGATATTCTCCAGCCTGTGTCATGGCGTTAAAAGCACCGCGCATCTGCGTGAGAAGCAGGGTTTCTTCCTTGTGCAACTCAATCAAATTCATGAGTTTCGGACTCATACGGCGCAGATCATTAGGCTTGACCTGCCGCACCATCGGCTCTAGACCGTGGATACCCGCTACTCCGATCAGCATCGCGACAGAAGACTTGACGAGTACAGGATCAATACCGCCCTCATCCATTGCGTTGTTTTGCAAGTCGATGATGTACTGCGCCTTCAGGATCAGTTTTTCTGCTTGTACAGGATCAGCGGTATTTAGGGCGGCTGCAAACTCTTCAATCTGCTCTACGTTCTTAGTTTGCACGTCTCTGTTGAGTTTCTTTATCCATTGAATACCGGCAGGTACATTTCTCATACCACGGAAAGCTACGGACAGGATTGCTCCCACACCCTCCCCAAGTGCGGGATCACCGCCAATAGCTTGTGAGAAACCGCTTCCGGCGGCTGCTCCAATGACCATGAAGTTTTCTGAACCCACCATTTCTCTGTACAGAGGGTCAACGTCCCCTGCTGCAAGTTCCGCTAGGGCTTCGTTCTTTTCCAAGTCTAGGCGTTTCTCCAGCTTATCCAGACGTGCTGTTTGAGATGGGGATGGTACACCATTAGGGTTTGCTTTGATGGAGTCTGTCAGAGCAGATATCTGCGATTCTGTTTTTGTCTGTCGTGCTTTGATCTCAACGTATGCTGTGCGAAACTCAGGCTTTACGTTTGCAATCTCGTCCATAGTCCTGCCAGCGTTGATGCGACTGACCAGACCGACTCTGCCCCATCCGTAAGGCTTGTTGAACAAGAAGCCGTTTACAATATTATTCTGGGAGAATGCCAGCATTCCGCGACTAACAACGGATGCCTTGTTTTCGTTGATAAACTCTTCAAGAAACTCCGCACTATCTACGTCGTTACGGCCCTTTTTCTTTTCTGATTCGTAGTACAGCTTGAATGCGTTAAAGTCAGCGGCGGACAGGCTGCTCTTTGCTTTACGAATGAGACCACCCGGCATGATAATTTCTGCACCCTGAGACAGGACATTCGGAATAAGACCGAATTGATACCTTGCTAGGTATTGTGCGGCAGGGTAGGAGATTCCTACGCCGTTGTCCGCAAGACGCAGCATGTAGTTCTCTGCGTAGTCAGGAATTATTGCATCATAAATTTCGTTACGTCCTGCACCACTGAATACAGAGGGGAGAGTTTCGTCGGTAACGTAAGGGATGATGGGATCATCTCCGAACGGACCAGTTTTTCCTGATATGTAGGAGATTCCAAGACCGTACAACGCTGAGTTAGCAATGACGTTAATAGTATTAGCGGCAGTCTGTATGCCCTCACCAAACAGGTATCCCCACGGAGCAAGCATAGTGTACTTCAGTCCCGCTCGTCCGTACTCGCTCAAAATTTTGTCGTAACCGAACGCACTAGTGGATAGCTGATAGTCAATTACTCCAAGACGCACCCTGTCACTTTTTAGTTCCGGATATGTTTCGGACTGCTCAATCATTGCGAGATTGAACGCTTTGATTGCCTCAATCTTCATCTGATCCATCTCAGCGTAGTTTGCAAGACTTACAGTGAAGCTGTTAAAGCCATTCAGTCGCTGTGCTGTAGTCGGTGGGATAAGTCCGGCAAAAGGTTGCAGACGAAGACGCCGATCCTCAAAGTCTTCGGGCAGTGTCTGACGGGCAATCAGCGCCCGCTTCCACGGAATTTGACGTACCGCATCATCCGCACCCTCTTGAGTTTTGAAGAGGGCATCCGCACCCTCTACGTTCATTTGTCTGATCCTATCCTCAAGAGCGTCTGATCTCCACGGGACTTTTGTTCCGTCGGAAAGCACAATACCATTAAAGCTGTTCAGCAAGCCTACAGTGGCAGGATTACTGAAATCCATAACCTCACGAACGTCTGTCAATTCGTTCATCTTGAGTGTGTCAATATCTAGGTTGGGCTTCAGAATAGGACTGCCGCTCACCGGTCCCGTGACATCTGTTTTAACATCCATGCCAAAGGTAAACGCCTTCGGTAGAATGGGCAGACCAAAATCGTCGTACACTACACCTACGTCGCCTTTGATAGACTCAGGAGGTTTCGTAAATCCAGAGGTAGACAGGTATTCTTCTGTGAACGTAGTCTTAGGAACAAACTCAGTAGTGCCCCCTGTTGTGGGGTCTCCCTGCCGAATAGTGGCAGGTCCATCAGAAGCGGGCGCATACAACGCAGCCCCTAACCCCAAGCTGGGATTGTTACGAAGAGACGACTGCATTCTCTGAAGAAAAGTTTCGCTACCTATGCTTGTCGGCGGCTGCTGTTGCTGATCGTCTTGCGTCGTATTATCTGGTACTGTTGGACCGGCCATAAAATACTATCCTCAAGTTGTCGGGTTCATACGGCGTTCGTAGTCTGCCCAGTCGGGGTCTTGTCTTGCTTCATCGATAGTCAAGTATATATTACCGGTGAAGACGCTGAAGCTGTTAAGGATATTTTTCTCCTCTTGACTTCCGGGTTGAATTTCACCCAAGTTTGTACTGATACCCGTTGACCTGTCTCTTGCACCCTGCTGACGCAACATAGCGGCTGTCTCTGTTATGATATCATACACCGTTGGCCGGAACGCATCTCCCGCCCTGCCTTCCATAGCTTCGTACTGAACAGCAGCGTACACATCTGCTACGTTATTGCTGGCATACGCACCGTCGATGATCTTGATACGAGTCATCATTCTACGTGCCTCGCGAATAGTCGTAAGTTCCGCATCTGGTGTGGAGAGTGTGTCGAAGTTAAACGCACTCAAGATGTTCTGAACGTCTTGGTCAGAAATGGTACGACCACCTGTGCCGCCCTGAATAGCTGCAGCAATCTGGTACGCAAGAATGAACTTGTAGTATTGGCGGGTGGCAAGAAGCCTTCTTGAAATCTTTGTGCCGTCCCCTGCATCAACCATCTCGTCTGCTGATGCAGACATGTCACTGATGATCCTGTTGAACAGGGCAGCGTTGGCTGCTCTTGCGGTTCGTGCTTCCTCAATGGCGCTGTTTCTTTCGCCTTCGCCCATGTTACGAAAACGATCTGTGTTTGCAAGCTGATCTGGCGCAGTAACGAATTGACCGGTGCTTGCAAAACTAGCACGAGCGGCACCCATGATAGAGTTTTGACTCTGATCTATTTCTGTAAAGGTTTCTCCCCTGAGAGTTCTGGCAAAGTTACCAGAAAGAACTTGAGACGCTGTTTCTAAGAGGTAGAGACCACCGTCAACGCCAAGCACCCACCTTGCGACAGCAGTGTTCACTTCTAGAGGTACTCTTTTGCCTTGAGCGTTCATTGTAAAGAACGTGGACTCCATGTTAAGAGCCGACAGTTCCGCATCTTGTGCTGCATTTGCCCGTGCTGCTTTGGCCTGTTTCACGTCGTTGTATGAAGCCCCAAACTTTTTCGACAGAACAGCCTCTACCGTAGTACCGGACACAGGATATATTTTCTTAATCAGGTTCATGCCGATTCTTGGATCGTCTTTCGTCATCGCCATAAACACGTTTGCGATAGCTTCTTCGGTTTGTGTTCCTATGCTGCCGGAATCAACCATAGCGAAGGCATCCGGCGTCACCATTCTTTTGAGCGCGTCGTAGTATGTGCCTCTGTATGTATCGCCCTTTTTGAGATTTTGTGCTGGGAAATTTTTGTTGACTGTAAACTCAATGGGCACGTTAAACAGCGTGTCCAAAGCAAGCAGTGTATCCTGCTGATCTACAGGAAGAGGAACTTTATTGCCCTCTTTCATCACGGGGAGACCTAACTCGTCCTGCTGTGTACGGATAAGAGATGCGACCTCTCCCTCCGTAAACCCGCGATTAATCAGCGCCTGAACAACATCTTTAAATCTAGGTGAGCCGTCATCGTTGCGGGGAATTTCAACGCCCGCAATAACACGCATTTTGGTAGTCCCACCTCCGTCTGTTGGCATCTCGACAATATCTTCGACAACCAGCTTGTCACCTTGTCCAGCAAGTTGCCGCTTTCGTATGATAACTTGCCCGACTACTTCCTGTATTTTTTCGCGCAGCCCCAAGAATGGGTACTGATCTATGACGGGGAAGTTGCCAGCAGCCCATGTGTCTACAAAGTTTTCAGGAAGAACTGTGGGTGCGTTTTCTGGCTTTTGCTTCTGTGCCATATCCACGTATGTATTGACCATGTTTTGAGCAAGAACATTTAGCCACTGATCTGCCTGTTCAGGCTTAGCTTCCATCAACTTCTCAAACACATCCGGATTTTTCACTATCTCTTTTATTCCGAAGTTGGCTGCGTTCCTTGCTGAGTAGTCATCAATAGGTATACTAAAGGTGATACTATCGTCACCATCTGCAGAAATCGTCGAAAACTTGAGATTGTCTGCTATCTTATTTGCTGCTCCAGAGCCGGAGCCGGAGCCGGAGCCAGAGTCTTTGTCACTAGGCTTCAGGAACTTGCCCTGCTGTACGCCATTTTTGAACATGGCTGTTTTGTATTCGCCGTTTACGTAAGCTGTCATCTGCGTCGGACTAAGGTCTTTGACAGCAACTTCTTGAGGACCGTACTTATTAGGTCCAATTTCAACACTGGGTATAAGCACCCGCTCTTCGGCACTGTCGTCATCCTCTTCCGCCTTGTACCAGCTAGGCTGTTTAAATGTCTCCGTCTGCTTGCCATTCTTGTAAAGGGCACGGAGGTACTTGCCCTGCTGATATTTAGCAAACTCTGCATTGCTAAGTTCTTCGACGTTGACGATCCTGTTAGGGCCTATCTGAACCATTTCTGTCATTACGTCTTCGTTATCTGCGGTTGCCTGTTGACTTTTCAGAGAGTATGGCTTGTCGCTGACTAGCTTGCCATCCCTGAATGTGCCGACAAGCACACCGCCTTCGGTAGCAGCTTTCTGCACGGGAAGAGGAGCGTCGGCAAAAGGTATATACCTACCGTTTTGCAAAATTCTTATTTCATCTACACCGTATTCCGGATCATCTTTTGATTCGGGCACAGCAATCAGTTTTGTCGTGCCGTCTTTATTAATTTCGTACAAGTCTCCGCCAGTGTCTATCTGCGTTTTACGAAGAGTAGCAAATCCACCGGGACCATTTTTAATTTCAGACTGTTCGCCGGACGGTGAAATGTGCATGTACTGAGTGCTTGTATCATTTTCACTTACTAAGCCCTGTAGGTCCATGTACTTTTCATCCAGAGCGTACGAACCGTCGTCCTTAGTCCATCCCACGATAGGAAGATTAGAGACATCAAACTTTTTAGGGTCGGGTCGAGACTCTGCCATCTGCAAAAATCTGCTAGCAGTACGCGAGTCATTCTCAGGGGATGTAGGATCAAGAGGCATAAATCTGTTGGCAGAAGCAAACGAGCCGAAGGGTGCAGGTTGTGTTTCCTGATTCTGATTGAACGGCATTCTACTACGGAGAGTCGTAACACGATCCGCTGTGCCCAACATATTAGTTGCTGGGTCCATATACACAGGCTTAGATGTAAAATTAGGCTTTATTTCTTGGACTTGATTTGTTCCTGTCTGTCTGCCGTCAATCTTGTAACCCTTTGCAAACATTGCAGGAAGAGCAGGACTGTTGTTGGGAATTCCGTCTGCTCTTGTGCCATCAGGGTAAACGCCGTAATACGTAATAGCATTAGCCGCTTGTTGCTCTGCTCGTTTTGCAACAGCAGCCTCCTGACCAGCTTCCGCTCGTCGGTTAGCCGCGTACATAGCACCCGCTGCGTACATCAAACCTGTCAATACATTAATAGCCATTTACAACGCCTCCCTCTCAGGCACGTCTAAAAAATTATCAGGGGGAGGGGGCGCAGGACGTGCCATACTCTGCTTGCGTGATTCCACATCTTCCATGCGACGACGACGATTGATCTCTTCATTCATGGCTTTGTGCATAACAGGATTTCTTTGTTGCAGAATTTTAAAGAAGGTATCGTCGGATACCTCATCCTCGTCTGGGGCGTCCTCGTTCAGGAATACTACAGGGGTTATTTCATTTTCGTCTGCAATACCCATGAGGTATATCCCCAGAGCGGGTTTTATCAACTCTGCTACATCTGGAGTAAACGAACCTTCCATAAATCCCTTGAAAGCAATCTGAGATACGATTTCTTCGACGCTGATACCCGCCAGCATCATCTTCAACAGACCATCCTGTGTACCGGGACGATCTAGCTGTCCCGTGATAAAGTCGATAGCGTCATCCGGATTTGCAAATTCTGCTGGTCTATCCCACGGCCAACGTCCCGGATCATTCGTAAGAGAATGACCGGGTGGTGCAGCTAGAGGGGTGATCTTGTCCATTGCCATGTCTGTCTCTACCCTATGCTATGCCTTTAACTTTTACTTTTCCTACAGCAGCCTTGCCTAAGTTGATATTCGGAGATACCTTTCTAGGTGTAGGTATGCCTACGGTAGGTATGGAAGATAGTCGGGTTTGCACGTTACCTCTTTGAGACAGTTGTGCAACTCTACCACTATTTCCCAGTGGAATTGTGGGAGCCTTCCCCGGCGCGGCCATTTGACCTGCTGCCGTCGATACCGGACTAACAGGAGATACGGAGGGCATATCGCTGAAGTCTAGGGGTTTCTCTAGTGTAGCGCCGAAAAAGGATGATGCAACATCACCGACATCCTTAGATGTCATATCAAAAGTGCCTAGAAAGTCCTTAAATCCCTGCGGTGCGTAAGCTTCAAAAGCTTTTGAAACACCCTTGCTTATTAGAGTTGATCCTGCTACGGCTAATCCCACCTGAAAAAAATTCATCTCATTAACTCACTGGTCTGAATATGTTGTCTATAGTCTTGATGATAAGAAAGTCTTCAAACTTTTCATCGTACATAGACTCATTCGCCGCTATTGACATGGATTGCATGGCAGCATTATGGGCACGAGCAAGGTTATTCTCTGAGATTTGCAAGTTCCACGATGCCTGATCACGGTATGCTTGCCACAAATTAGCCAGTGCTTGTTGATTTACTCCCAGAACATTCATGACATTCTGCTGATTAGCAGCATTTTGCGCGGCAGTGTTAGACGTGTTTACGTTTCTCCTCCACTGTGCGTTACTCTGTGCTATCTGTGCAGTCATATTAGAGTTGAATTGCTCTCTTGCTGTTGTCATCTGAGAGTTAAATTGAGCCATAGAATTCTGCTGGGATACATTGTACTGCTCGACTGCCGCTTTTCTGTTTAGCGTTGCCGATTCTATCTGCGTACCTAGTTCAGCAAAGAACATGTCTACTTGCGCTTGAGTCTTAGCGTTAAGTTGAGCAGCAGCGTTCGCTTGTGCGGAATCCGACAGCATAGCCTGAAGCTTGCCTTGGTAATTTATAGTAGCGGATTGCTGCTCATTTGTCAAGTTTTGAACGTCTATAGTCAGAAACGATTTAGCATTGTTTGCAAGTGCTTGCTGACGAGCGTTAAGATTTGCTGTGTCCATCTGCGCGGATGCAGCAGCGTTCTGCAACACAGCCTGTTGTTGATTAGAAAGATTTTGTAGCTGGATAGTCGCGTACTTTTGCGCGTCCTGTGATGCTACTTGTATGCCGGACTCCATCATAGCTTGCGTGACAGCAGCCGCAGCTATAGAGGACGATCCTAGATTGCGCTGTTGCATTACAGCAGATACACGACGCACTGCGGGAGCAGCCCACGCAGGAAGCGGCTTGCCCTCTTCCAGACTCGCAAACAACTCTCCTAGCTGATATCGTGTAGTAGCCCGTGGATCAAGTTCCTGTGTTGCAGCTTCCGCAACGCTTTCCGGAGACAGTTGCCCTTGGGCTGCTTCCATTATAGCACCCGACGATACTTGACCTTTGGCAGCAACGGAGTCAGACACCTCTTCCGCTTTTACTGCTTCTACTTTAGGTGCATCTGTTTTTTCAGGAGCAGCCTGATCAAACTTATCGGCGTCAATAGCAGCAGCGCCTTCTGTTGCTGTCATTTCTGGGAGACGGCCAATATTCTCGTCTACGATTTCTCCCGGTTCAACTTTTATGTCTGTAGGCGTTACGGTCTGATCGTCAGGCAGAGTTGTGGTCTTGGCTCTTTCCGCTTGCTCTTCGATCAAAGCCTTTTCAAGGTCTTCGCCTGTTTTACCTGTTAGTTCCGCCATGTTACCTGATTCCCATAAATACAGACACAACCATAGCTACCACTAAAACAGTGCTTCCCATGATCATCGCCTCAAGACGCCACATACGCTTGTCCAAGCTGTCAAGTCTCTCTTGAACAGCCGTATAGCGTAGAGCGCACTCTTTTTCGTGTGCCTCAAGTTCCATCTGTGTCTTGAGTACGGGTTCCACAGTCATCTTCATGCCTATGACTTAGGATTGTCCGTCTTGATCTGCGCTACCTTAGTCTGCCACGCATCAAGTCCATTCTCTGTAATGTATTCAATCTGCTGGTAAACGTCCCCATAAGCTTCAGCACGTGCCTTGAGCCATGCAGGACGATCATCATTAGTGGAGGGGTTGGTATCCAGCGCGGCTGTGCGAGTTGCCCCTGCGGACAAGAATGAAGGCGCTGTTCCTCCCGTCTTTAAGTAGGGGGGAGCCATGTTAAATACGGCTTGATCAAACTCTGCCTCTGTCATATTCTCATCAAGTTCAATGAAGGACCAGCTTTCGTCTGACCAAGTAATTTTAGCTACCCCGTTTGATATTTCTGAAACGCTATACTGCATCTTTCAGTTCCTTCTCCTTTTTTAGGAAATCACCCCTAAACATAGTAGTGGTGTATTCGTGTTTCTCAGACCACTCTTCGCGAGTGCAAATTTCTACTTCTATGCTGGGTTTTCCGTTAGGCCAGTACAAGTACGCAAGAGGAGTGCCACGAGAAATGTGCATGTAGCCATCCTTGCCAAACGACTTCTCCGGATCAAGCATGTAGTTAACTCCCAGTATGGTATATAGCTTGGGGTGCATAGTCCAAACCCCGGTCATAGCCGTCATAGGAATCCGATTGTCTTGATGATACATGGGATCAAAGAACAAACATTCTGTGCTTTCTTCGGGAATCAATACCGCTTGAAAATCAAGCTTGATACTCATGTACTTACCCCACTCCGGGGCCATCTGAACTTCAAAATTGAATCCGCTAATCTTATTAAACGGAGACACATCTTCGCCAGTGCCTTGCGCCATCTTCCATCCTACCCCCTTTTGCGGATCGTAATGGATAGATATGTCCATAGGGGCGCGAACTAAGTGGGCATTCTTGAATAGATGCACAAATGCGGGACATTCTCTCGCCGTTTTAATATGATCTTGTATTGAAACATCTCTAGCCACTTTTAGATTCTTGTACCAATCCGGATACGCTGGAGTAATCCACTGATCGTATGTTTCTGCAAAGTAAGTTTGAGGCGTTACAATTTTTACGGTTGTCATCCAGTGTTCCCTGTTACTGTGCCGTTGTTGGTGTAGCTGCTTAGAGTGCTAAATCCTCGTATGGACAAACCCGCTGCTGCTCCGCTGCTGGCACCACTGCCACTACTGCCGCCGCTGCCGTTGCTGTGGTTGCCGTTTCCGCCTGTAGAACCCGTGCTTCCAGTTGCTCCGCTAGAACCCGCCGCACCGTAAGCACCGCCAGTGCCGCCAGTACCTCCCGTACCGCCTGTGCCACCGGAACCAGCATTTGTACCGCCGCCGGAACCACCGGAACCACTAGAACCGCCGGAACCGCTTGCAGCAGATTGGCTGTATCCTTGACCTGCGCCGCCACCGCCACCGCTGCCGCCGCTGCCACCAGCACCGCCGTTGAAGTAGTTGTATCCAGTGAGACTTTCTTCTCTCTTAATCATGTACCAAGTATACCCGGAATGTGACGCCCAAGCACCACCTTTTGTATACCGATAGCTTCCAATAGTTATTTGGCTGCTATGATTGTTGGTTGCAATCGTATTACTATAATTCGATCCACAGGTAAAGTACCAACTCAACGAAGGACCAACGTAGTATAAGGCGGGGTTACATCCTGAATGAGTATTACCCGCATATCCTTGCCAGCCAAGGTATCCGCTATCATTTCCGTAGTAACTGTACGACGTTGACCCTTGACCACCAGTACCGCCAGTACCGCCAGCGCCACCAGCACCACCACCACCGCCGCCGGAACGAATTGTTCCATTGTTAACAAGGGTGCATGCAACATCTATCTGAAGGGCATCGCCACCCGCGCTACCAGCAGCACCACCAGCACCTGTCAGTGTGCCGTTGTTGGTAATCGTCAATCCACCGGCTAACCCGCTGTCTATCTGCAGTGCTTCTTGACCTGTGCTGGTTGCACCTAATTCGACGCCGTTGTTGATGACGATCTCTTTAGGGTAGTCAACCGCGTAGTCGTCACCGAAGACTGAAGACGCATCTTGATTCGTTGCGCCGCTGTCATAAGTTTTGCGAAAGCCTTTTGCTTGAGAGTAGAAATCAGCAACTTGTATTTCGCCACTTGCCGGTACGTTTGCAGCCAAGTTAGTAGCGCCATTGTTTCCTGCTTTTGCACGAACCAGTGAGCCGCCCCGGTACAAGTCAGAAAATTTCACTTGTCCGGAACCGCCAAATTCGTCCCGCATCTGCGAGAATTTTAGTTCGCCACTACCCGTTAGAGCCATTTTCCAACTCCTTTACCCGTGCCGACAGTTCTTTTACAGCTTCGATAAGAAGAGCGTGAAGCTGATCGTAAGCAACTACGTCGTACTCTGTTTCCTCATCTCCTGTCTTCAAGGGAAGGGTGGTTTGACTGACAGCAGAAGGTAACACCTGTGCCACTTCAGTAGACATAACACCAGCAGATGCTCCGCCGTGCTTGTAGTCAAAGGTGTAACCAGTAAGCTGCTCTACCTTTGCGACTGCATCAGTGACTTGTTCCACGTTTTCCTTGAGTCGTGGATCAGAAGCAACAGTCGTGGAGAAGGCAACAACGTCGCCCTCAACGTGCAAGTCGCCGTCGCTTTCAAGACGCATGTCATTCGCACCGTTGACGTAGAAGTCCATCTGCGTGTTATTCGTCCACGCGATATAGTCTGTGCTGTCAAGGCCAATGTTGCCGCTGGCATACATCGTGCCAGTTACTGCGATACCGCCAGTCCCTTTACCGGACAGACCCAGATCGATATTAGTGTCACCACCTGTAGCAGCTATAGACGGAGCGTTGCCTGTAGCGGCGTTAGTAACGTCAATCTGATTTACTGCAGACGAAGTAGTTTGGAAGATGATTTGCTCATTCCCGTTTTCGTCACCAATAAAGTGTGCATCATCAATCAGAATGTTTTGCGAGTTTGTATCTAAGTTTCCGCCAAGCTGCGGGCTTGTGTCAGTAACTATGTTGATCGCAGTAAGATCAACTGTTGCAAAACTTAGTGTGCCACTGCCGTTTGTCTGCAAGAACTGGCTTGCACTGCCATCAGCCGTAGGATGAGACAGCCCGTCAATGACTACTGCACCCGACCCTTTGGGGGTCAGTGTCAAGCCAATGTTGGTATCGTCACCTGTAGCTGAAATAGACGGGGCGTTACCCGTTGCAGCGTTGGTAATATCGATCTGATTGACTGCAGATGAAGTGGTCTGAAAGATAATCTGCTCGTTGCCATTTTCATCGCCAATGAAATGCGCGTCGTCGATCAAAATGTTGTGTGAGTTTGTATCTAAGTTGCCAGCCAACTGCGGTGTGCTATCGTTAGACAAGTCAGTGTCAACTGTAGCATATGAAAGAACACCCGACCCATTAGTCTGCAGAAATTGTCCGTTACTTCCGTTTGATGACGGAAGCTGAAATGTGACGTTGCCACTGTAAGCAGAGTGTGGCGGCGATTGAATTGTGACTTTGTGTGCGTTGCTCACTTCGCAGTAAAGATCGATTGCAGGAACTGCGCTCGACCCGGAACGTACTTCAATCTTTGCATCCTTGATAGTCGTGCCCGCAGAAGAGCCATCGCCACCTGCGTTCATCTGCCCGACTTGGAATGTTCCCGAATCTTGCAACTTGGCAGGAGTAACAGCATCATCTGCCAGCTTGGCTGTGGTGACGTTTGCGTCAGCTATGCCAGCAGTAGCAATCTGCGGTCCCTCTCCCGTCGTGCCATCGTGCGAGTGCCCAGACGAGCCATTAAATGCAGACTGGACAGCATCAAACTCGCCGTCAAGATCGGATGCGTTGATTACGTTTCCGTCTGCGATATTGTTACCAGTATCGTTTCTGGTGTAACCTGTACCCATTTTTTATCTCCTCCCGTAGGTCGCAAATTCCAAAGTTGCAGCGTCTACGGTAAATACTGCATCTGTGGTGGTTCCTGTCGTTTCGTATACGAGAGAAACCGAAGTTCCGGAACCAACAGTCTGTACATCAAATACAGTGTTCGGCTTACTCCCGAAAGTAGATGTTCCGAATGTACCGGAACCGTATGTAATTACTGTGCCCGCCTCGTTAGACAGCGTAGTGCCTTCGGGCTGAACAGATTCGGGCTGATCAAAGTCGTACTTCAGTGAGAACTTCAAATCCAGTACGCCGTTAACATCCACATACGTCGTGCCTTTGTATATGGTCTTACGCACATTAGGATCACTCAGTGGAACAAACGGAGTGGCAAACGTCGCCACAATGTTAGACCCCGAAAAAGTGTTCCCCTGTTCCATCTGATATACGAACCCATCACTACCCCCGAAGTAGATTTCTTCTGCGGACCCGCTGTACTCCGACGTTACGCAGAATACTTTGAACCCTCTAAGTTCGTTAAAGGCCACATTGTCCTGCAACTGTGTGGCGACTATTCCCTTAGAAGCGTCGTTTGTTGACGCCGATCTAAATCCGAAAATTCTGTATTGACTCTTCTCTCTAACTACTGTACTAGCAAACGCGGTGCTATTAGATACAAGGTCAAGAATCTCCGCCTGTATAGTCTTCGACACAGCAGCAAGACTAAAGTCTCCAATCTTGTCAGTGGCAGAAAACAGTCTCAGTCCATCCGGACCCAAGAACATGATATCGCCGCCTATTTCCTGTACAGTGTCTTCAGCTACCGCGCCTAAGTCGCGGGACACAGGGACCAGTTGGAAGTCTGCTTGGCTAGACCCTGCCAGCCTGTGAATGGTTGTTTCTCCGAATATAATAAGCTGATCTCTAAAGACAATAAGATCAGTCACAGTATCTGCTACGTTTATTATACCACCACCACTTGCCGGTGTAAAGTCATCATCCTCGTAGGGTGCCGAAAAAACTACGTTTTCTCCGTTGGCTAAAAAGATGTGGTTCTTAAAATTGACTGCATGTGATGCGCCCGACGTATCCGCTGGAAGGCTAGAAAGCTGCGAAAAGACTGATCCAGTGAACCTAAAGGGCTTACCAGTGCCATCGACTGCAAGCAGCTTCTCTGTGCCGTCGAAGTTGTACTTTAAAAAACGTACCCTGCCACTACCGCCAAGGGTTATACCTGCGCTGCTGTAGGCGGCGTTGTCACTGATAGATGTCCACCCACTCCCCGTTGACCGAAACAGATCGTTGCCACGGGCTGCGTAGACGTGGTTGCCGTACTTAATAAGTCCGCGAATATTGTTACTATTGCTGACAGCAGCGGTATCAAACTTGGCGTATCCTTCTACTCTGCGATACCCGCCAAATACCGACGGCTCGTAATTAACCAGTACACGTGCTGATCCCGGAGCCTGTATACCCTGCTGATAGGGTGACAGGTTACTGATTAGACCTCCCTTAAACTCAAAGGGGTATGTCTGCCAACGATCTGGCATTACACCGCCCGTGCGTAGATGTTTTCATTTACGAGTAGCGTACGCATTTGTTTTACTCCGTCGTCAAACTTCCTAAGTGAAAGCTGCGCCGATTCTAAGTTGTCTCTGAACATGTAGGCGTGATACATGGCCCCGTCCACGATAACGTGTTTAAACCTGAAAGGAATAGTGGGAACATCATCGTGTAAAGATAAGTCTGCAGGAAACATAAAAAATTCGTACTCAATGGTATATGCCTTATCCGGCATGGGTGCGACTATTATATCTCCATCCTGAGATCGTACGACAAACTCCGGAACAGTACCTTTAGTGGCATCGGTCTCAAACTCTTGGTCGATAAACTTTGACAGGTATTCTGAGTAACTAAGTACACCCAGCTTACGGCCTTCTCCTAGAGACAATGATTCGTTACGTTGAATCCTGACAGTATCCAAGTCTGCGTACTTTGCTTCATCAGGCAGAGGATATCTCATCTGACCCGCAGTAAGAGTAAGTTCGTCTGTGTTGTGATTGAACTGCCAGTTGAAGTGCTTCTGATTAACGTCACGAACTGCAGCGTTGATGCTGTCTTTGATCTGAGAATAGAATCCCGTCGATGTTGCAAAAGTAGTAGATGAAAGTTCTGTCTCGTTCAACCGACGACACACCTCGTTGACCAATGCTAAGTAATCGTAAGCCATTATCTACTCTCTATAACCCGCAGTCGAATCTCTTGTTCTAACTGCGTTTGATCGCTGGCCGTGACGGCGCATGTGATTTTGTAGGTAGTGAAAGCAGTACCACTACCTAACACGATAGTGGCAACTGTGGTGGTGTTTGTAGCACTTACGCGCTGCAGTCCGTTGACTATTTCCGCATCAGTCCACGTCTCTAGGTTACCATCGGCATCGCGCACTTTCCAAGTGACACTAGATATGGTGTTCAGTCCCAGTGCGTTCTCCCAATCAACAGAATAGTCTAACTGTTCGTCCGGGTCTTTATCGGGCCATTTCAAAGCCATTACGCAGCCTTCCTTCTTTGTGCAGCCTTCTCGCTTGGGATTATCTTCAAGGTGCGCTGCCTACTGTAGTTCGCTGCAACAAATGCAGTTACCACGCCGCTAGTCGTGATTGTCCCAAGAGAAGCAGTGCTTGGCGCACTAGCTAATTTTTCGACAACATGAACTACGAATGCGCCACCGACACTAGCTGTAGCGAACACACTTGGAATTGGGTTTTCAGCAAGGTCTTCAGTTATTTGTGGCTCAACAGTGCCTATCTGACCTGTAGCAGCTACACTACCAAGATCAAAGTATGTGATAACAAAGCCAACAACTGCAGATACTGCGCCTGTGCCCTGTACCCCGTCTATAATGAACGGTACGGTTATTACAGAACCAACGCCGCCAGTTGCAGATACGCCAGTTACATTGTTACCAGTACCGACACTGACTGATCCGACTCCGCCGGTAGCCACCAGTGAAGGCATCTGAAGCTGTGACGTGACTTGACCGTATATAGCCGTGCCGTAAACACCCGTACCGTATAGGGCATCGTTGATACCGAAGAATGCCGTAGCGGATATGTCACCGATAGAGCCTGTTGCGGATACACCAGTTAGTTGTTTTCCTGCTGACACATTTAGTGAGCCTAGCGCTGTCGTTCCCGCGACAGACCCCAGTGCCTCTACTGTATCATTGGCAAAAGTCGCAGCCCCAATAGCACCCGTCGCGCTAACACTTCCGATAGTAACTGTAATTACTGCATCAGCAGCAGTTACAGCACCCGTGGCACTAACGCCTGTAGGAATTACGATGGGTGTGGTGCGACCATACGAGGCCGAACCATACGCACCGGAACCATAGATAGCGTCGTTAGTGCCGAAAAAGGACATAGCCTATCCCTTACGCAATGCGGACAACGGCGTTAGATGCGTCAGCAGTAGGGAATTGAATTGTTAGATCACCTGCAGTCGCCTGTACGTTGCCACCAAAATCAATCACACAGATTGCTTTGTTAGACGCAGATGAATTGTAGATGATGCAGCCAGCAGCAGTGGTTGTTACATTACTAAATACTTCGTCAGTAAAGTCCAAGAACGCTGTAGTGCCGCTAGTAGCGATAGCAGCGCCGTCAAGGTTCTGTCCGCCAGCGCTGTAGTTGGTGCCGCTAGCTTCGTCAGAATTACCAGTCACGTCAGAGTAATTAGTAGTTGCAGCACCGTATGTGCCACTCATTCCGTTTTTAATAAGAGCCAGCTTAATTGTGTGTGTGTCGAGATCGTGTACGCCGCCCAAAAGTTCGCCCTTAAACGAAGTACACATTGCAGTTGTGATTGCCATTTGGATTCTCCCTATTAGGCAGTTTAACGATTAGGATCGTAGTATTCTTCTACGGATATCGTTGTTAGTAGCGTGTTTGCGGTAGTAGCCGTTACGTAAACGATATTCCCCGCTTGAAGATACAGAGGTGCATTGTCGTTAATTAACGCCTCTGAAGAGTTGGCCGCGATTGCACGGGCCTCAAAAATATTTGTAGTCGTTGATCCGTCATTCCATTGCACAAGAATATTACGTGCTGACGAGTCTGAATTACCTACGATAAGTGCCCGGACAATCGAAGTGTGATTTGCCGGGACAGTATAGAGTGTAACTTGACCTGTGCCAGTAAGGTCGGATGCTTTTGTTACTAGCTTAGAAGCTGTATTTGTAATCGGCATCAGCGTGTCTTTCGATATGCGCGAGTCTTCTTCGCTATCTTCTTGGGCTGCTTGGCCACTTGCTTACCGGCGCGAGTAGCTTTCCGCTTGGCTTTCGTGGTGGCTGCGTACTCCGCCGACGATAGTGCCTTAATGGCACGAGACGGTAGATACCGCTCCCCGGTTGCTTTCGGACCTTGGGTGGACGGTTTGCCACTTTTAGTCCTCCACTTTTGCTTAGTCCACGCTTTCAAAGAGCGTTGGCTCTTCTTCAGTGCCATCATTCATCTCCATTGTTAGCGTAGCCAGTGCGGCTAATTTATCTTGGGCGTCTCCCCACTTTTTAAGCGCTGTATCCATCTCTTCCAGCAGACCCGGATGTTCACCCACGCCAACAGCATTTTTAAGGTAAATTGCGAATACAAACTCTGCATCAGCCATCTCCGCTGTATATTTATGTTTTAGTGCTTCGATAGCAAGCTTCTGCATCTTACATCCCTCTAAATACTTTATTTTATCACAAATACACTAACTATGCAAGCAAAATCTACTTCTTCTGTGACTTGCGGATTGCTTCAAAGGTATCCTGTATGCTGGGCGGACGTTTGGAGTTAGGCATGTACTTGCACTGAAACTCTCTAGGGAACCATTCATTCTTGTCTAAAAACAGTGTGTCTACTGTATTTCGTGGACCGTGATAGACGCACACACGCTTGTCATCTATGATAGTACACGCTTTCAGACGACAAATCACATGGCTAGGCTGGCTTGGCAAAGACCCCGCGTTCGCAACTTGTCCCTTCATAAATACAACGAAGGCGTAAAGGGCGGCAGCACCAGCAGTAACTAACATTATCCACGCTACAATCTCTACAAACTTCTGTCTTCGTTCGCGTTGTTTGTAAAGTGTTTCCTTACGCTGTTTACGAATTTGAACCTCTGTTGCTACAAGTGCGTCCCACTTCGACTTGCCCATCGTCAAAGAAATCCATTGTTGCAGTTCGTATCGTTGCTGTTTTGCTTTTTCTTTGTTTGCGAAAGCAGTAAGAGCCTGCTGTTCCACGCTCTGTCCGGCAAACAACTTCTTAAATATCGGGGGGTTTTTAGCCTCTCGCTCTGCTTGATCTAGGTCGGACATAGCCCCCATCCAACGAGACAGATCACCAGCCATCTGTTCGATATCACGGCCTACAGCAAAACCCTTTTTGATTGCTGTAAAAGCTGCCGAAGCAGTTGCCATTGCGGAGATGGGGTCCATCAATACACCTTTGTATCTTTGTCAATCAGTTTAGGTAAACAGTAGGAAGTTATTTTTTCTCCCTGCTTGTGTAGAGTTTGTGCGTACCACACGCAGTCATTAAGGTCAGCGAAGTAAAGATCGTTACTGACTAATCGCTTGTCTTCTCCCGTGCCTAAGAAAACAAACAGGAGAAAGACGTGTTTCATTTTAGTCCTTGTATCCGCCGCCCTTGCGTTTGTACTCAGCCGCCATCATTTGCGCTTTTCTCGCACTCCATTGTCCCGGACGCCCGCCTTTTCCGCCAGCCTTGATACGATTAAATATGCGCTTTCTCATTCCGGGCTTAGTGTAGTTGCCAGCTTCATTAACTCGACTTTTGCCCTTCGCTTTAGACTTCGACGATTTGCTAGCTTTTCTAACCCGGCCACCCTTCTTGAGTTCTTGTGTTTCCTCGACGCCTTTAATCTTTCCGGCGTTAGCTGTTGCGTAAAAGACTTGCTCACCCTTGTTGCCCCCGTAAGTACGTTGCATATTGTTCATAATCTTACGTCCTTTTTCTGTCAGAGGCATCTTTCTCTCCCGTGTATTTAGCTTCGCCTTCTTCATAGTAGTATCCGCCCGACGTGTCGCCTTCATAGTAGTAATGGCGTTCGATAGGCTGCTGTTTCAAAGAGTGTTCTGATGCGGGCATAGCTTTGCGGGGGGGAATGTAGCGCATTAGATGTTCTTAAACCTCTTTGTAATGTCGCGCTTCGTAGCTGTACCCGGAGTCACGTACAGACCTCCGCCTCCGCCGCTACCTCTAGTGGTTCTTGCAGTGCTTTTACCATCTGCGCCTGACTCAGACAGTTTCGCCATACCCATAGCAGCAAAGCCTGTTCCTGCGAGTGCTGTTGCTGTTGCTGCTTTAAGAGTAGCGTTGGAAGTACGCATAGCCTGTTCTTCAGACGCAGATACGCTACCCTGCTTTTCCTTACTGTCTTGTGCTGATCTTCCTCTAGCCTCGCTCATCAGAACTCTCCCTTTTCCATCGCTACAGAAAGCTTAATCGCCCGCGATTTTACTTGTTTTGCCCAACGCGAATCGAGCATCTCTCGTGCGGCGGCGTCGAACTTGCTCTCCTGTATCGCATTCCACATGCGCTTGAATTTACAGAGACGGGGTACGCCCATGTTAAAAGCCATATCCATCAAGATCAGTTGCCGTACCGAATCTAATTCGTGAACAATGGGCTTCACCCGACACAGTTCTTCTTCAACAATCTTGATGTCATTCAGTGCGAGATATCGTGCATCGGCCTCTGTGATGCCATGCTCGTATACGACAGCCATAGATGGAATGTCCATGTGGTCAAGTTCTTCTTTACTGATGCCGCGATCCTTGAGGTTGCGTCCGATACCGATTGTGTCAATACCCAGCGTGTCTTGATAAACAGTGAGGACCATGCCCTCGTGCTGAATAACCTTATCTAGAAAGTGAGATGTGTTATACTTCATTACGATGTCCTTTGTTCTCGCCGCCCATCCAGATGCCAAACGCACCTGTCATCGCGCCCATCACAACGCTTACAAATGCGGACTGTGCTGCTGTCGGGGCGTCCAAGTTCATAAACCACTCTGCACAACGCCAACTCATCAGAGTCATCACAAGCATCATAAAGCGGGGCAGTAGCTTCCATTTTGAGATGCGTTCAAATGTTACGTCAGCCACGCCTATTTCTTTCCGAAGAACTTCGTCGCGCTTCGTACGCCAAAGCTTGCAGCAACAATAACGCCCAAGCTGTACTGGTACCATTCAGGCATTTGCTCCAGTTGTTGAAATCCGTGTGCGACGACATCTTCCATTCCGGGGATGAAGGCGAGTATAAGTGGCACTGAAAACAAAATAACCAGCCACTCGTCTTTCCACGAGTTCTGGCTACCCTTGATTGCTTCCAAGTCCCAGTCTATTTCACCTGTTGCTTTCTTTTCCATGATGACCGCTTCGGCTTTTGCCTTTGCGACCTTCGCACCTGTTTCAGCTTTTGTCTTTTCAACTTTGCCTTCTAGCCATGTGCTAGCTAGTTGAGAAATCGGACCTATCAGTAGGTTTAACATTTCCACCTCTTCCGTGCTTGGCGAAGACGACTATTCGGATTCTTCGCTGCCTTCGGGAACTTCTTCATCTGTCCTGCAGAGCGGGCACAGAACGACTTGCGACGTTTTGCTGCCTTGCTTCCGGGCTTCACTTTGCCCGTCACTGCAGTCTTGAGTTTGCTACCGGGGTTCTTTTTGCGGTATGCAGCCACCCCAGCCTTAGTCATGCCCGCCCCTGCTTTCGTAGGCCGAAAGTTCTTTTTGTTGCGGGCGGGCATTTTGTCTTGTTTGCGGGCCATCACTTCTTCCTTGCGGTCTGCGCGGCACGACGGAAGTTAGCCTTACTAGGTGCGCCTTTGCTACCAGCCGTACGCATCTTCTCTCCGCTACCGGCTTTGATGCGGCTTTTTTTGGCTGCTATATTTGCGTATAGTCCACGACGTGCCATCCGACTACGCCTTTACAAGCTTATAGCCTTTTGCTTTTGCAGCAGCACGAATTTGTGCAAGAGTCATCGTGGGCTTCTTGCCACCGCGTGATGCACCCTTTGATTTTGTCTTGCCGCCTTTTGCGTAGCCCTTTGACTTCATAGCCGTGCGACCACCTTTAGCCATGCCCTTCGACTTCATGCGTCCGCCACGAGCCATGCCTTTACTCTTCATCATCATCTTCTTCATAATCGCTCTCCGCGTAAAGGTTATCAAATACCCTAGATGTATCACTTACATAGTTAGGGTCTTGTTTAGAGTGGTGTACCCACTGACTAGGTGCAAAGTCCGGCGGACCATCACCTGTTACAAACCAAGCAGGGTTTGTGACCCGTACCCGATTATTAGGAAGGGCTACTATATTGCCCGTGTATTCTCCTGCGTCTAATAATTCAAGCACGTGACTTTGTTTGTGCTGTGCAGGATCGTCGGCTACTTCTGTTCCGGTGTAGTCAACGGTGAAGTAATACTTTGCGGGGTAGAACTCCCCGTCAATCTTTGCAAGCCACGGACTTGGTGTGGCTCTGTCGAGGACGTATACTGAGTGGTGATGTGACTGACAGTCCCACGGCTGTGCCAAATAAGTAGGAAGAGGTTTCGGCCAGTCATCTAAGGGTGTATCCCCGACTAGGGCGGTGAGAGGCATACGCGCCCACATTGCTCCGCCGTGTACATTATCTTCTTCTTCACATCCCGTAAACAACACTTGAAAAGACATTGTTCTCATCGGTAGTGTTGTTACGCCAATCACCATAGCGTGTAAAAATTCACCATGATATCTGTCGTGATTGGTTGTGTATTCTCTGCGTACCCACGCTTTAAAATAGGGCACATTGCTAGTGATGTAATTCATTAGGGAATCTCCGTTTGAAGGATTTATCCCGGCAGGGGATTCCTGCATATATCACGTATAAAAAGAGATGTCAAGGGGGCATGTGGCCCCCCCGACAAGTTTGTTAGGCGAACGATGCCGCCGTCTCTGCAGTACCCATCTCTGCAATCACTGCGAACACACGTACCTTACCGTCGAAGGTTGCCGTGTTGGCAATCAGATCGATGGTATCGGCAGCGGTGTACAGTTTTGCAGTACCGGCTGCATTGTTGATCTCGTGGCCGGTAGCAGTACCGTCAAGAGCAGCAACGTAGAGATCGTCGTCTGCGTCATCACCAAGGTCAAGGACCGGAGAACCGGTCGATGCTACGGTAAGGACTTCCACACCCGCCATGAGGACAAGAGTGTTTGCCTTCATTTCGAAAACCTCAACGGAGTCCGAAGTGGTGAGGCTGGTAGACGAGAAGTCAAGAACGACTTCTACGATCTGCGGCTTGATGCCAAGAGGGACGCCTGCGACAGCGCCAGTTACAGTGTAAGTAGCCATTACTAAGCCTCCCTATTAGTCAGTCTTGATGACACCCTGAACGATGGCTTCTGGGCGAATGACCTTACGGCCAAACACGTGGAGACCACGAACGATGTCACTAAAGGTTTCAGTTGAACGTACAACTTCAGTCTTCGCGATATGCGAAGCAGTTGCAGTTGAGGACATATGACCGCCCATGACAACAAAGTCATTGGTAGTGTCCTGAGCAGTGATCGTCACAACGTCAGTTCCTGAGTTGTTCAGGGCAGTGGACTTGTAACAGTTAAAGCCAGCAATGTTGCCAGCCATTACAAGACCGTTGCGAAGCGGCGTGGTGCCGTCGCCAGTTACCTGAACTTCTGCGAACTTGGCACCAGCCTTGAACGCATTCTCGTAGAAGATCGGAGGTGCTACAAACCAGCGGTTCTCTTCTGGAACAGACTGATCGTCGAGGATACGAGCCATTGTCATCAGCAAGTTTACAGCAGCATCTTCGTTACCACTACCAGTGATATCGATAGGTGCGCCAGCAGTACCGACAGAAGTGCCAGTGTTACCAGCGTTGTCTGCCATGTTCTGCAGGATGTTGGCGTCGTACTTGCGCTTCAGCGAGTATGCACCCGAAGAAGTGGCAAGAGCCTCAAAGTTAACGTGAGACTGACGCTCTTCAATGTCGTCAATCTTAAATGCAAAAGCGTTTGCCTGATCGACAACCATAGTTGTCTGATCGTCAGCAAGGTCTTGCGGGTTTACTACTGATCCACGAGCATACGAAGAAACCGTGATTGTCGGTTCCTTGATGATGCGAACAGTATCGCCAAAGTTCTCAATTTCGCCAGCGTAGTCGGTATTCGTAATATCTTCTGCAACCGAAGCGCGACGGAAGAATTTGAGGACTTTCTGGCTGAAAATTTCCGGTGTAAAGTTACCGGAAGGCAGGTTGTTATGACCTGACGCGCTATTAAAAGCCATTAGTTCATCCTTCCTATTTGGAGGTTAGTGTTAATTGTTGTAGTCAATTCGGCCTTCTTGACGAGCCTTGTCGAGTTCACTTTCGTGTTTTTCAAACTCCCAAGGTTTCATCTTGCCGATTTCAGAGGCTTTCCAGATTCGATCATCTCCTCTTGCTTCACCGGTAATGTCACGTGCCTTTGGAGAATTTACAGCCGCTGCAGCAGACTCGTTCTTCTTGGCGCGTTTCTTGCCTGTGATCCCAGCATCTACCTTGTAAAGGTCAAGAACACGGGATGCCCAGCGGGCGTCACTATTGTTCTTTAGAATGCCGTCAGAGATATTTTCGGGTTGTTCTTCAAGCCACTTGAGAAAACGCTCATCCGTACGCAACTCATTAAAGTCTGGATGATTGTTTGTAAGTTCTTGGTATGCCGCTTGAACCCTAGTATTCTGTTCTTTCTCACGGATTGTTTCTAGTTCTTTTTCAAGTTCTCCGGCTCGTTCACCGGCTTTCATCGTTGCAATAGTCTCGACGACATCATACACGTCGGGATATTGCTCTTTAAATGTTTCCAGTTCTTCAGGAGACTTGGGCAGAGAAATATTTTTCTGGCGAGTAGCTTGTGTAAGGGTCGCCGTCATTTCCTCTTCTTTTGCCTTGAACTCAGATATCTTTGCGTCGTAGTGTTTCTTTAGATCGTCATAACGCTTCTTGTAATCGTGATCTGTTTTTTCAGCACCTTCTGCAAAGTTAGGTTCGGATTTCTCATCCGACGCTGCTTCTTCCGCGTGTTGTTCTACAGTTTCATCCTCTTCGTCTTGATATACCTCCTCACGGTAGGCACCTTTGTAGAGAGTTTCGCTGTTGATTGTTCCGAAAGAATCGTTGGGTTTATTGGCACGATGGCCACGAACTTTTTTTGCCATTTTATTTACCTCACATGCGGGGCCACTTGGCTGTGGGTAGCCGCTCCGGTTGTGTCAGGGCCGCAGTAGCGGGTAGCTGACGAATTTAGTAAATGTATCGGGTATCTTCCGCGTCCATAAGTTCGATAGGACGGTAATACTCTTGTGTGGA